AACGGCTACCCGATGTACAAGAACGAAAAACTTGAGCTTAGAATCGGTGCCACACCCGTAGTACAGGCTATTGGTGATACCGGCGCAAGCTCGGAAGACCTGAGGGTCATGGAGCTTAGTTGATGACTGAGACAAAGAAGAAGACAACGAGAAAGAAAAAGGCGGGGGCTTCGGCTCCCGCTCCTTCAATCCCGCAGATGACATTTACGGAAGAGGAAGTGCAGATGCACGCCAACCTTCTGAATGTCATGAACAAGATGGCCCGGTTCAACGATGTCACGATTCAAGATTGTGTAACTGTAGCCCAGGCCTATGTAGGCAATACAAAGCTAAACAAAAAGATGGAAGACAACATCTTTGAAATAAGGCGGCATATTCCAGCGCCAAAGGGTGAGTGATGGGAGTTGGTGGAAGAGACATAGATGATGGCATAATTACCGGCGCGGTCTATACCGAGCTTACGGTGGGTGTAGCTGCCGTAGAGCTGAAGGTTGGGGGCTCGGCCCTTGCCGACAGGGTAGCCGTTACCATGCAACCCAAGGACAACAACATATACTGGGGGTATGACAACACTGTAACATCGACAACCGGGACACAGATATTTAAAAACCAGTTTCTAATGCTTCCCATCGGAGAAGACCAGGCAGTCTGGCTTATAGCTGATGGGGCAGGGAAGAAGGTTGTAGTATCGGAGCTTGCATCAAGTGACTGACTGGGTGAAAACAGAGGTAGCCGAATCAGTACCGTTTGACAATTCAACAAACGGATACATTGCCGACGAGGTTCAAAGCGCTATAGAGGAAACAAGGTCTACGGCAGGACAGGCCCGGTACGTTATAAACTACTCATACAACGGCAACGCATCCAACAGGTGGTTAGAGCTTTTTCAATCAAACCCGTCAAATAATACACCTTTTGTTGTCGCAGAAGCATCTTCTGTTGTAGCCATGGCACTTTCAAACAGCAACGATACGGCAACGGCTACGGTAACGCTGTACAAGAACGGAGTTGAGCTGGATACGCTTTCGGTATCATCTGCACAGACAGCATATGAGACTGGGATTAGCTGGCCCCTGGTATCTGGTGACGAGCTTTCTGCCAAGGTTACATCTGGCTCGCTTCAAGATCCGGCATTCTTCCCAAATATAAAGGTTTCCGCTCCATGAGCTACAACATCTGCAAGGTTAAAAACATTGATACAGTCACCCACACCTATTGTGGCCAGGATATCGTGGCAGGAGCTACATATACGATACCGGATAGCGAGCGGCTGTTGTGGGCGGCCTGTGATGATCTTCTTGATGACATATCCGGCGGCGATGCCCAGATATGGGACAGCTCGGCGGCTATTTCAGGCACATCCGATCAGATAGACTGGCTCAAGGACCAATCCCCCAGGGAGGTCCATCTGTGTGCCTGTGGATCGATTGAAAAGAGGCTCTACAAGACTGTGGCGGCAGACGATACCGAGCAGCTGGACTATACAGTCACCAATGGCAAGACGCTTTCCATATCCGAATTTGCCGGCAATGCGGCCACATCAACCGATGTAAAGGTGGAGATCATCTGGGATCCTGCCGGAACACCCGACATTCTGTTGTCAACCCACAATGACGCCCAGCCCCAGAAAACCACAAAGACCTTCTCCGGCAACGGCTCCAAGGTTATGCGTGTACTTCTCACCAATGACAGTTCAACAGCCGAAACAATTGGTGCATACTGGATAGGGGATGAAACATGAGTTCCAAAAACATCATAAACTTTGCCACACTGGGAGCCGGGGCCAGTAATGTTATTGAATACCCCACAGCCATACCAGCCGGCAAGACATGGGTTATAAGGGTTTTTGGGGCTTGCGACATCAACATGGGAGACAGCAAAAGCTCGGAGTACATGCTGAGACTTGGATCTGAAAACATTCAGCCCATAGTGGTGACTGGAGACACCCATGAGATAAGGGATATCCCGGAAATAACCGGAGACGGGTCAAAAAAGATTGGTGTATATGTGAAAAACAACTCGGTACATCCAAAGGCCATGCCCTTCTGGATCAGGGCCTATGAGAGGTAGGGGATGCTTGTAAACCAAAGAATTCTGTGGAACGACAACGGCACCGAGAAGGATCTGTCCAAAAGCCTCAACGACTTCAGGGGCCAGACCGAGGTTATAGGTTTTGTCTCGGCTGATGACTATATCTATCTGGCTTCGGACATGCCCTTCAACCACAGGTATTTTGATGTGGCTGTAGTTAATGACCAGACCGCTGCCCCCACGGTTGACATATGGTACGCTCAAGCCTGGGAATCTGCCGTTGATATCATCGACCATACTTCCGTCTCAGACGTTACCATGGCCCAATCCGGCATCCTCCAGTGGAAGACAGACGATGACAAGGGATGGGACAGGGAGGCAGATTCCGAGGAAGTTACCGGTGTGGATATCGTGGGACTTTACGACATGTACTGGGTCAGGATAGGCTTCGATGCTGATCTTGCCGGCACCTTTGCACTGAACTATCTGGGACACAGGTTTGTAGAGGCTGACTCGGTACTTGATGACTATTACCCGGATCTGAACAAGACAGGATTTTTGGCTGGCTTTGGTGTATCGGACTGGACCAACCAGCACTTCATGGCCGCAGAAGACATCATCCGGGATCTGAGAAAGGCCGGCATAATTACGAGCCCTTCCCAGCTTCTTGACTGGGAGAAGTTTGAAGAGGCCGCGGTCCACAAGCTTGCCGAGATAGCCTACAGGGGCATGGGAAGACACTACAGGGAGCCCAAACAGGACGCCCAGAGGGACTATGCCAGGGCCTTCAAACAGCTCAATTTCAACGTGGATCTAAACAAGAACGCTAATCTTGACCGGGCCGAGCGGGTCCATCAATCGGGGTATTTTGGAAGATGACACAAGTTTCAACAGTGTATGACGCTCTGGAGACCCTTATAGAGGGTGAGCTTTCGGGCTATGGCAAGCTCCCGAATCCATATGATCCGGAGAATAACTCGGGGCTATTGCTGGACAAGGGTTACGGCATAGCCTTCGGGCCAGGGGTCAATACAGAGCGTTATGTCAATTGCAAGATTACGATAGAGCGGGTCTTTTCCATCCCCCTGGTCAATGTCGTGGTGGCTACAGAAAACGACACAGACCGACATGCCACCCTTGAGAAGACCATTCAGGAGGATGCTTTCAAGATCATCAAGGCACTGGAGAATGACTCCAGACTGGGTGGTGCTGCGGTCAAGGCCCGATACTCAGACGATAGTGGCGTGCTGTTTCTTGAGGGAGACAGGGAAAAATATCTGCTACAGCAGCTTGAGGTTGCTGTGGAATATTTCGAGGATCTGTCTTGAAGCTGACAGGGATGGCTTCAAGTTTTTAACTACTTTCATGGAGTGAAGAAAAATGGCTATTCAAACCAGAAATTCAGCCCTGGCCATCAAGCCAGAGACGAGTGAAGGGGTACCTGTCAGCCCATCGGCAAGTACGGATTATGTCGCCCTTCAAGATGACGCATCGATGGAACCAGCCTTTGACGTTCTGGAAAATGCAGAACTAAAGGCATCACTGGGACGGGCCAAGCCGATCCTGGGACTTGAAAACCCGACCTTCAGCTTTTCTCATTATCTGAGACATTCAGGTGTGGAAGGCCAGGCACCGAACTACAAGGAGTTTCTTGAGGCTGCCTTTGGAACCGAGACGGTAAACAGCACAGAACGGGACACCGAAGCCGGCTGGACTGTATCAGGCGGTGATGTTGGTGCTGCTGAAGGTACAGACTTTCCAAGGGGCACTTCGGTCATGGTCAAGAATGCCGCTGATGGCTATGAGATCAGGCCGGTTCACAGTGTATCCACCGATACGCTTACCCTGGGCTTTGATCTTGAAAATGCCCCTGCTTCAGGTGTGAATCTGGGCAAGGCTGTGACCTATTCGCCGGCTGATACCGATCATCAGACCTTGAGCATATGGCACTATCTTGGATCTTCAGGAGCCATCCAGATGATGGCAGGCTCCAGGGTTGTGGATTCAAGCTTTTCAATAGCTGCCGGCGAGCTGATCAATGCAAGCTACAGCCTGGAAGGTATCAAATACTATTTCAACCCCATAGAGATAGACGCCACCAATGATGACATGGATTTTGACGATGGGGGAGGCGAAGAAAATGTTTCTGTAGCACAGAAGATGTACACCGATCCCCATGAGCTTGCAGACGCCCTGCAAACGGCCATGGATGCGGCTACATCCGACAACATCACAGTTACCTATTCGGACAGCACCGGAAAATTCACCATAGCCAGTGACGGCGGCACGCTTTCCCTTCTCTGGAATACGGGCACCAATACGGCAACGACAATTGGTAGTGCGCTTTCCTTCACGGTATCTGCCGACGATACTGGAAGCACAAGCTACACCGGAGACAATGTTATCGATCTGTCAACGCCTCAAACCCCGTCTTTTGACTCGGCTGATCCTCTGGCCGCCAAGGATAACCAGGTGCTTCTTGGTGATTCTGACGATACAGCCTGCTTTGCCGCTTCAAGCTGTGACATCACCCTCGGAACACCCAAAAGGGATATCCTGAGTGTATGCTCCAGCTCCGGCAAGTCAGGATCCATCATCAATGCCAGGGAAGTCACGGTTTCAGTCTCGGCTCTTCTTGAGCAATACGATGTCGATAAATTCAAGCGGTTCAGGGAAAACACCGAAACCCGGTTTGCATACATCGGCGGCACCAAGTCCGGAGGCAACTGGGAGGCCGGCAAGTGCTTCTGCTGGTATCTTCCCACATGTACGATAACAAGCTTCAACATCACAGACGATGACGGGCTTGTAACGCTTGAGCTTGAGCTTCAGAGCTTTGTGGATGACTCCGGAAACGGAGAAGCCTACTTGAGTTTTGTATAACCTTTAAAACCGGTGCTGGAGGATCAATTGAAGACATACGACTACATACCCAGAAAGATCAAGGATGAAGAAGGCAATCTGATGGATCAGGTCTTCACGGGAAAGGTAACAATTGAGGTGCCTTTCTACAGGGAGCGGCTGGAGATTGGCCGCATAGTCCAGGGGGATGGCAAGGAATCCAATGTTGACATCAGCATGAAAACCCTTGAGATCCTGAAAAAACATGTAAAGGAAGTAGACATCACCTGTGACAAGCATGATTTGATCATTGACAACTTCGATGATCTGGGGCTGTACCAGGAGGGTGGAGCCATTATCACGGATCTGATTCAGATTCTGATCAAGGGAATACCGTTGGGGGAAGGTTCAGGGCCGAGCTGAAGACTGCGGCCCGGGCCAGCTTCCACGGACATGAGGTAAGAGCCGGACCCGCTGCCGGGTATGTCAGCGAATTCAATGCAAGGAAGAGGATGGTGCCACTGGGATACACTGAAGACTTCGGAGTCCTTGACGCATTCAAGGCCGACTGCTTCATGATCATCAGTGAGACCTATGACAAGGAGCTGGAGAAGAAAGCCAAGAAGAAACCGGGGAAGAAATAAATGCCCAACATACCCCTGAATATTGTAGCCGATACCAGAAAGGCCACCAAAAGCCTTACACGGTTTGGAAAGTCTGCATCGGCTTCTGCCAAGTCCATAGAGCGGTCATTCTCGGCCTTGAAGCTTGTAGCCGGTGCCGCCGTTGGTTTCATAGCAGGTCGGCAGATCATCAGGGGTATCAATGCCATAACCGAGGCCGCCGCAGTCCAGGAATCGGCCATACAGGAACTAAATACAGCCCTGCAATTGTCTGGCCAGTTTTCCGAGAAGACTTCCAGGTCCATGCAGCAGTTCGCTTCCAGTCTCCAGCAGACTACCCGGTTTGGAGACGAGGTTATACTTCAGAACGCCGCCCTGATCCAGAACCTTGGAAAGCTTGACGAGGATGGCTTGAAGCAGGCGACAAAGGCGGCCATAGAGCTTTCAGCGGCCCTGAAGATTGATCTCACTACAGCAAGCCAGCTTGTGGGCAGGGCCGCCCAAGGTGAGATAGGCACATTCTCTAGGTACGGCATCCAGATTGAAAAGGGAGCTACAGCAGCAGAGACTTTCGCCAACGTATTGGAGAAGGTCAACAAGGGATTCTCGGGCGCTGCCGCTGCCCAGGTGGAGACCTACGCTGGAGCTACAGACCAGCTCGCCAATGCCTTTGGAGACACCCAGGAAGAGCTGGGTTTCATCATCACCAAGAATCCGGCAGTGGTCCGGGCCATCAAGGCCCTGACTGGGCTTTTCACAGAACTAAACGGCTGGCTTCAGGACAACCAGAAATCAGTCAATGCCCTTGTGGTTTCGTTTGTCCAGTGGGGTCTGGAGGCCATCCCTGATGTCATTGACGCCATAGCCACCCTGATCAAGGGCCTGGCGAAGGTCAAACAGGGATTTGACACCGGTGTGGATGCTGTAGCCGGCTTTGTCTTCAAGGTATCGGGCTTTCTTGATGACGGGGTGGATGGTTGGAAGAAGGCGGCAGCAGAAGCCGAGCTTGCAAGCAAAGAATTGACCGACCAGTCTGGACAGGGGCTTGAAGACCTTGCCAACAGGCTTCGGGACGGATCCCAGGCCGCGCGTAAATTTCTTCAGCCTGTCATTTCCTCCTTCAATGAGCTGGGGGCCGCTGCCCAGAGCGCATCAGAAAAGGTTGATATATCCGGCAGGGGCAAGGGTGAAGACGGTGATGTTCTGAAGGATGCCGAGGCCCTTGGAAAATCTTTTGGTGATCCCATCAACAAGGCTGTTGGCATAGTTCAGGGCCTTATTGACTTCATACCAAAACTGCTCCAATCAGTTACCAAGATATTTACAAGCCTGACTGATCTGCCGGGCCAGATAGTCAAGAATCTGGGCGGGCTTTTTGATTCGATAGTTGGGTTTGCAGAAAATTTCGGCAAGAATCTGTTAAACGGGCTCGGTGATGTACTGGAGTCAACGGTGGATTTTCTGGCTACAAGTCTTCCAGACGCCCTGATTTCAGCGGCTGAATCCATCCCTGAAGCCTTGATAGGTTTCATTCAGAGACTTCCTGAGATATTCACCAAGCTGGGGGGCGCTCTGGTCAAGCTGTTCATACGGCTACCGATTGTATTTGCCACCGAGCTGATCAAACAGGCTCCGGCCATAGTGGTTGCTTTTCTCACGGCACTGCCGGAGATCATCACCGGCTTTGTCCAGGGGCTCACAGAGGCTTTGGCTGAGCTGGATTTTGCACAGCTCATAATTTCGTTGATAGAGGCCATACCCCGAATAGTGGATGCTTTGGTGAATCAGTTTATTTTTGGTGGAGGCCTTGAGCGTCTTGTGGTCGGGCTCATTGAGGCAGCACCAAGGATAGCCTGGGCTTTGGCTGAATTTTTTCTAAGGGCTTTGGCTGAATCAGCCGGAGCCATTGGAACAGCAATCGCTGTGGGTTTCAAGGACGCTCTGGCAGGACTCGGCGAAGCTCTGGGGGGGATCTTTTCAGCATCCATAGAGCTACCCGAATTCGAGCCACCCGCCTGGCTGGAACAGCTGGAAGTGCCTACACCTGAATGGCTTGAGCTTCTGGAGATACCTACACCCGCATGGATTGAGAGGCTGGAAAATATCGGCAAGAATGTGGGCGGGGGCCTCGGTGATCTTTTGGGCTTCCAGACCGGTGGCATCGTGCCGGAAACGGGACCGATAAGGGCCCATGAGGGCGAGCTGGTAACACCCCCCAGAACCACAGGCGAGCTGTTTGATCTGATCGGAATACTCAAGGACAGGCTGGAAGGTGACAGGCCGCAGTCCCAGACCATGACAACCGAAGACGGAAGGCCCCTTGTGGTCAATGTCCAGATAGGCGAGCAGGAGCTTGCCAACACGATATTAAATCTCAACAGACAGGGATTTAGAACCTCATGAGCGTAAGACTATTCAACAGAAACTATCTGGATCCTGATATCGTCTCCAATGCCACCGTGTCCAGTGAGCAGTCAGCCTTTCCGGTGGACAACATATACAACGAGCAGCGCAGGTCAAAAGTCTGGAGATCGGACGGGTACTGGGAAGTTACGGCTTCAAACAAGACCCTTGTCTTCAGGGAGACCACTGGAGTAGATCTGACAGCCACCCTGACCGAAGGCACCTATACCAGTACGACAACATTTCTGGCCCACATCAAGACCCAGATGGAAGCTGTGGGAGGCTCCACATACACGATAGCCCAGGACACTTCTACACTGAAAATCAAATTTACTTCAGACGGTGGAGGCGGGGGCGGTATTTTCGAGCTTAGATGGACATCATCCACGGGGCTTGCCGCCCTTCTCGGGTTTGACTCCGGCACCAATGACACCGGAGCCCTGTCATATCTGGCCGATCTGCTTCGTATCAATTCCGAAGAATGGATCAAATGGGATATGGGAATATCAACCAATGTTCAGGCCTTCATTCTGATAGGCGCAAGAAATGATGCCATCAAGCTGGCCCCCTCGGGCACATTCACCCTTGAAGCCAACGAGACAGACATCTGGACATCCCCAAGCTACAGCCAGACGCTGACCTACGATGACAGGGCCATAAGCCTTTTTGACGAGGATGGACTTCACTCGGAGGCTGTCCGGTACTGGAGGCTGAAGCTTGAAGACACCGACAACCCGCTGGGATATCTGGAGATTGGAAACCTGTTTCTGGGCGACTATTTCGACTCCACCCGGGGCCAGGTCCAGTTTCCCTTTGGCGGCAATTACGTGGACCGCTCGGCAACGGTATTCAGCGAAGGCGGCCAGACGTTTTCGGACATCAGGGAGAAGACAGAGCAGTTCGGCATCACATGGTTTGGCCTTACAGTAGCCGAGAAGGAATCCATTGACGATTTCTTCCGGCAGTTCGGTACTGGTATTCCGTTCTTTGTCCAGTTCGATCCGGATCTGGCTTTCAGCTCGACTGCTGCCGAGTATATCCGTTACTGCAAATTTGAAAACGCTCCGAGCTATAGTCTTGAATCACCTGGAAACTATAGCTGCCAGATGAGTCTTCGGGAGGAATTATGACCTGGCGTATATGGTGCAGGCCCTGGGATTCCGGCCAGCTTGCCAATACAGACATCTTCCAGCCTGTTACACCGAAGAAAAACATAATCCTAATCGGATGCAGAACGTGGATTGTGGCCATCAGTGATCCCACGTTTACAGATCTCAACATGAAGATCTATTCCAATGATGACAACGCTGCTGTAGACACCCCTTTGGAGCTTCTTGCAACATCCACCAACAGCCAGGCCAAGGCCGACATCATAACCCTTGACCATGGTGTCAAGGAAATCTATTTCAATTTTGACAATGTGAGCCTTCAGGAAAACACCAAATACAACTTTGTCATGAATGGCACAGGTTATGTACCCACTTCCAGCTCTTTTCTCTGCTGGAGAAAGGCATATCC